AAAAAGAGAAGAGAGCGAAGAAGATATATCAGGGAGTGAAAAAAAAAAGTTTAAAGAGGTAATTAAGGAAGATTTTAAATCTTGGAGACCCTTGACATTCACAGAACAAAAAGTTCATTGGCAATCAATCAGAAATAATCTTGATAAATACAAAAAGGAGCTTATAGAAAATTCAACAGAATTATTAGAAGAGTCAAAGGAAAAATATATTAAAGATTTTGAAAGAGCGTTAAGAAATAAAGATAGAACAGAATTGAAAAAGTTATCATTGAAAAATAAAGCACTATACGCAACGCTGATAGCAATGACATTGAAAAAGATTTATAACTTTGGTAAAGTAAATGTAGCAAAAGAAATGAGAGTACAAGCTCCGCCAGTTTCAAATGAAGCAACTCAAAGAATAAATCTACAAGCTGATATGATAGCACAAGACCACTTCGACAGATTGGTTTATGAGAGTAAAAAAACTGCGGTCAATGGATTGGGAAAAGGATTATCAGTAATAGCAACCCTAGCAATGATTGAATTAGTAATGAGTGATAAAATTAAAGAACTAACAAGAAACACTGCGGGAATAGTTATAGCTGGAAACTTAAATCAGGGCAGACGATTGGTTCAGAAAAGATATAGTAATTTAATTTATGCAATGCAAAGGTCAGAGGTTTTGGACGATAGAACTTGTAATTATTGTTTAAGTATTGACGGCAGGGTTTTTGAAAAGAATGACCCATTTACTAAGAACGATATTTTTCATTCAGGTTGTCGTGGAGTGTGGATTGAGATTATGAAAGACGAAAAGGAATTACCTAGAATTACAGGTGCTCCTAAAAGCCTAACAGATAAATTTGATGGCGAGGTGAATAAGTTGCTACAACCAAAAGTTCCTATAATTAAAAAGACATCTGATGCTGCGAAGTTTCTAAAATAATTGTTTAATATTTAAAAAGTGTTATAATAAAAGTATATTAAAAAACAGTTCAACGTTTTGGAGAAGTAGAATTCTATCTCTAAGGTTGTTGAACTGCTTAGGGATAATTAGCCTCTACTTCGGTGGGGGCTTTATAATTAATAAATTTATGAATAAAAAAATAAATAAATTAAAAACAGATGAGATGTTTTTTACATTCCCAATATCTTTTGCAGAAGCAGATGTTAAAGAGAAAATGGAAATTCAAATCATCCCAGTTGGAAAATGGAAGCATAATGATTATGGAGATATGAAAGTTACTAAGGATGATATTAAACAATTCGCTAATAATTTTAAATTAAGAAAAGGAGTGCCAATCACAAAGGGACACGCTAAGATGGGCGAAGAATTACCAGCAGTTGGCTGGTTTAAAAAACTTATAAATAAAGGGAGCGATGGTCTTTGGGCTATTGTAGAATGGACTGACATAGGTCTGCAAATGCTTAAGGAAAAAGCATATAAATATTTCAGTCCAGAAATACATTGGAAATACGAAGACCCACAAACCCACAAAGTATATAAAAATGTTTTAACTGGCGGAGCATTGACTAACTATCCTTATTTTAAGGAACTGCAAGCAATCGTTCTGTCAGAGAAATGTATATTTAATCAATTTAATAACAATGATATGACTTTAAATTTAAAAGAAATATTAGAAAAGGAAGTCGCTGATTTAAGCGATGAAGAAAAAAAGTTTTTAGTTGAAAATAAAGATGAATTGACAGATGAAGATAACGAGAAATATAAAGATATTTTAGAAGTAGAAGACAAAGACGACGACAAAGATGATGACAAAGACGAGGATAAGGACAAGGATAAGGACGAAGACAAGGACGAAGATAAAGACGACAAAGATGAGGACAAGGATAAAGACAAAGATGACAAGGATGAGGATGATGATAAAGATGACGAGGGCAAGATGTCAGCAAGTGAATTAAAGATTTTACAAAACAAAGCAGACAAAGGAGAAGAAGCGTTATTGAAATTAACAGAAATGGAAACAAAGGAAGTAGTAAAAACTTATACTTTTTCTGAATCAAATAAAGACGGCAAAATTTTACCAAAAAGCCAAGATAAAGTAGTAAACTTTATGATGTCTCTTAATGAGGGACAAGTGGCTAAATTCAAAGAGCTTTTATCCGAACTTCCAAAAGTTCAGATTTTTGGTGAAATTGGAGACGCTGGTTCAGAAGATGATACTTCAAATAAAATCGATAAACTTGTTAAAACTAAAATGACTGGAGATAAAAGTTTGAAGTATTCAGATGCATTAAAATCAGTATTTAGTGAAAATGTAGAACTAGCAAAGGAATACGAAAAGGATATGAAAATTTAATCAATTAATCAATTAATATTATGAGTCAATCAACACGGTCATTCGAATTATGCAAAACCACCAGTGAAACCTTTGCTACAAAGCAGTTTTATATTGCTCAAATGGATTCAAGTGGTGATGCTGAACTAGGAGAGGGTGCAACTGACCTTTTATTAGGTGTAATGCAGAATACCCCTGCTTCTGGTGAAGAAGGCACAATTAGATTTTTAGGCACAAGTAAAGTTATTGCTAGTGCTGCAATCTTAGTTGGTGCTAATTTAACTTCTGATTCTGCTGGTAAAGCCGTTACAACTACAACCGACAAAGATGTAGTTATTGGTGTAGCGTTAGAAGCCGCAGGTGCTGCTGGAGATATCATTGAAATTATGCTAACACGATTTACATTGTCAGCATAAGTATTTTTATTTAATTTACTAACATTATTAATATGGCCAATCAATATTTAGGAGTCGACCCAATGTTGACAAATGTAGCAGTAGCTTATCAAAATAGCGAATATATTGCTGATAAGATTTTCCCAATGCTTCAAGTAAAAAAGCAGAGTGGAAAACATTTTGTCTATGACAAAGGGAGATTTAGAATTAACGAAGTATTACGTGCAGTCGGAGCTAATTCAAAAGAAGTTACATTGAAAGTAACAACTGGCACAACTTATTTCTGTGAAGACCACGCATTAAAGCAATTTGTAGCAGATGAAGACAGAGATAATGCAATAACTCCAACTACTCCAATGGTTGATGCTACTGAAAACGCAACTGATATGTTACAGGTTTCAAGAGAATACGCTTTGGCAAGTTATATGGCAAATGTATCTAATTTGACAAATAGCACTACTTTATCAGGAACAGACCAATGGAGCGATTATGCAAATTCAGACCCATTCGATGATATTATGACAGGTATTGAATCTGTCCACGGCAAGATTTTTGTTAAACCAAATACATTAGTATTAGGTCAGCAAACATTTAATTCTCTAAAGAATCATCCTGATTTACTTGACAGAGTAAAGTATAGTCAAAAAGGAGTTATAACAATCGATTTATTGAAATCATTATTTGATGTAGAACACGTTTTAATCGGTGGAGCTGGTTATAATTCAGCAACAGAGGGACAGACAGATGATATGGCTTATATCTGGGGAAAGCACGCTTGGTTACTATATATCAATCCAAAGACCGCTGCTAAGATGATAACATTCGGTTTTGCTTATACTTGGAAGAAAATTAAGACAGAGAGATTAAGAGGTTCAGATGAAGAGGATAGAAAAGGAACTTATGTCAGAGTAGGAGACCATTATTACGACCAACAGGTTGTAACTGTAGATGCTGCTTATTTAATTGCAGACGCAGTCGCTTAGAATTATAAAGGCGGAGTTTAACCGCTCCGCCTTTCAACTTAATAAACTAAATATACCTATATGATATTCAATAAGTTATATAAGCGTGTATCTGGCATAGATTTTTTCGTGAAGAGAGGCACTGTTGTTAAAAAGGACGGCTTGACTGTTCCTAAAATAGCAGTAGCAACATTTGATACAGCTGGAAACGATAGTTCAGCAGTTTCAAATAAAACTGTTGCCGCTCACGGATTAGGAGTTTATCTACCAGATAACGCGATTGTTACTCGGGCTTGGTATGATGTAGTTACTACATTTACAACTGCAAGTTCAGACGCTGGAACTATTGCCTTAAAAGTTAATGGAGCAAATGATTTAATAGATGCATTGGCAGTTAGTGGCTCTGGTAATATTTGGGATGCAGGAATGCACCAATGTTTACCAAACAACTTTGCATTAGACGGCAACTCTTTAGCACAGATTGATATGGGAATTGCAAGAGACGCTACAATGATAAAAACAACTGCTGAAAGAGAATTGACAGCTACTGTAGCAACTCAAGCATTAACCGCTGGTAAGTTAGTATTATATGTTGAGTATGTGATTAGCGATTAAGATTAATTAATTTAATATAAAAATTATGTCAATGTATAAAGTGAAATCACGCTTAAAACACGATGGCAATGTTTATGAAATCGGAGATACTGTTGATTTAGGAGAAAATATTGCTTTGCGATTGGTTAAAAATGGAGTGTTAGAGGGCAAAGGAAAAGACAAAGAAGTAGTTGAAAAATCAGAAGTAATCAAAGAACCAAAAGAAGTTGAAAAGCCAAAAGACAAGCCAGTAAAGGTAAAAGGAAAAGGTAAAGGTAAAAAGAAATAATATTTTTACGCCCCTCGTTTTATTTCGGGGGGCTTAAAACTTATTAATTAATATTTAAAATTATGTTTAAAAAAGTAAATACAATTTTGGCGATTATTATTATAACTGCTTGTTTAGTATTTTCTGGTCAATTATATGCAAGGGTTTATTTAAAAGACCAGACATATTTGAATATAAGACAAGACCCAGAAATACATAATGTTACGATAACAAGTGCTGATACTGAATACAGCTTTGAAATTGCTACAAGCACTACAAAGTTATTGATTAAATTGAGAGACCCTGGGGCAACATTAAAGTTATCTTATGAAGAGAATAAAAGCGGAACTGTTTATTTAACAATTCCAGCAGGGGCAACAAAGTCATTAGACAATGTGTATTTTAATAGTAAGACATTATACTTTCAATCACCAACAGCTTCGCAAGTAGCTGAAATTGAGATAGTTCATTAATTATTAATATAAAATAATATGAAATTGAAAAATATTTTAATTAGTGGTATTTTTGGTGTTTTTGGTTTGCTATTTATAGTAGGCATTGCTTCCGCTGATATGGGTTCAGGCATTAACACATCACCACTAATGAGATTGGATGGAACTGATGTTTTAATGTTAAATTCCTCTTGGGATTTAGGAAGCGAAGCGATACCAATTCACGAATTGGTTGTTACTACAATAAAAGCTTCATCAACAATCACAGATACCCTAACAGTAACCGCAACTACAACATCTCCGTTATTATTAGATGACGGCACTGCGGGAGCTCCAGCTTATAGCTTTATGAGTGACCCTAATTCAGGATTATATCGCATAGGAGCTGATAACATAGGCGTAGCTTTAGGTGGAAGCCTTATCTATGACTTTGGAGCTACAAGTTTTGATATTGGCGGTATGGCCACAGTAACTTTAGCAACTGGAAATATAGCGACTCAAGGAGATTTAACAACTGTTAATGCTTCTACAACTCTTTTAACAGTGGCAGATACTTTATATCTTGGTACAGGAACAACAACAGCTTCCAATGGATTTGATATTACAGCTGGCTGTTTTGCATTAAATGGAACTTGTATGAGTAGCACTGTTGGAGGAACGGTGACAAGCGTTGATTTTAGTGTTCCTACGGGGCTTGCAATCGCTAATAATCCTATAACTACATCAGGAACTTTAGCTTTAACTTATCACGCTGATTATAGTGCGGTTAAGACAGCTTCATCAACTAATTGGAATACTTTCTACGATACTCCTTCAAATAGGATAACTGATGGTACTGGTTTAAGTTGGTCAACTAATACCTTAAATGCGGAGGTTCAAACCTCTGATTTGCATAATGCAGTAACGATAGGCACTGCCAATGGGTTATCATTATCAACACAGGTATTAAGTATGGTTGCTGCAGATACAAGCACGACAGGAGCGTTGACTTCTACCGATTGGAACACTTTTAACAATAAATGGGATTTGGCAAGCTCAACAATAGCCGTAGCTTACGGCGGGACAGGTTCAACAACTCTGACTGGTATACTGAAAGGTAACGGCACATCTCAAATTCAAACAGCTGTAGGCGGGACTGACTATGAAACTCCGATAACATTCTCAACTGGACTGACAGATACTGACAACACTGTAACAGTTAATACTTCCCAGAATATTGCCACCCTTTCAAACTTAACAAACAATGGTTTTGTTAAAACTTCTGGTGGAGGAGGAACATTAAGTGTAGATACATCTACTTATTTAACAGGAAATGAAACTATAACTTTATCAAGTGATATTACTGGAAGCGGAGCTACTAGCATAGTAGCCACTATTGCTGATAATGCGGTAGATGGAACTGATATTTCTCTTGCCTCTGAAGCTACTGGTGATTTAATGACTTTTAATGGAACAGATTGGGTTGTGTTAGCAACTTCAACTGATGCTTATGTTTTAACCTTAGATGCAAATGGTTGGCCATCTTGGGCTGCACCTGCAGGTGGTGGAGATGTTTCAAAAGTTGGAACTCCAGCTGACAGCCAAGTTGGTGTTTGGACTGGAGACGGAACAATAGAAGGTGCTGCTAGTTTAACTTATGATGGCTCTAATTTACAATTAACTGGTGATGTTGGTTCTACTGGAACTAAGATTACTAAAGGTTGGTTTACAAATTTAATGTCAACAAATGCTATTGCTGGTTCAATTACTGGTAATGCGGCAACTGTATCAACTATTGCTGGATTAGCACCTAATACGGCTACAACACAAGCCACACAGGGCAACATAACTTCTTTAGGAACTTTAACAACTTTGACAGTTGATAATATAAATTTAAACGGCTCTACTATATCAGGAGTAACAACCGATGCTAATACTGTTTTAACGGCTTATGCTGGCAAAGCAATAGCAGTGGAGGGAGTGTCTTTTGATGGTGGAGTGATAACTGGTGCTACTTTAGCAGCAGCAAGTAATGTAATTGAAGCTGATACTGTAACAAACGCTACTCTAACAACTGCTTTAACGGTTGATACTGGAACAGTAACTTTAACTGGTGCTGGTGCTAATAGTTCTGTTTTGACAATAGATGCTGGAGCAGTTTCAGTTGGTGGTGCAAATACTGGCGACCAAGACTTATCAGGATATGCTTTGAAGGGAGTTAATACAGATATTACTTCATTACAAAACACAGCTCTTTATGTAGGTAGAGATGCTGATAATAAAATAAATTGGGGAACTGACGACCATCTTAAAATAACAATAGCTGGAACTGAAACTAATATAGCTAGTATTACTAATGGAGTAGCTGATAATGATAAACTTGTTACTCAGGGATATGTAGATGATAATGTTGGTGCTTCTTTTGCCTCAATAGCAGATATTAATGCTTTATTAACTGGTGAAGATGTGGCATCTACTACAGCTTCTAATGCTAATTTTGTGAATGATGCTGGTTATACTGGTGCAACAGATATATCTGGTAAAGCAGATGTAGACCAAACAATGTATATAGGTTCAACAGCAGTAGCTATTAACAGAACTACAGCAACTCTTAATCTAACTGGAATAGGAACATTAAATACACATACAATTCAAGGTGGAACTGGAACATTAGCATTGACTACTGATATAACTGGAACAAACTCGGGAACAAACACAGGAGATGATTCTGTAAATTCAAATTATTCTGGTTTAATAACTAATGCTACTCATACTGGAGATGCAACAGGCTCAGGAGCTTTAACTGTTGTAAAAATAAATGGAACTCTTATGTCTGGTTTAGGTACTGGTATATTAAAGAATACAACTACAACTGGAGTACCTAGTATTGCAGTAGCAGGAGATTTTCCAACACTTAATCAAAATACAACTGGAAGTTCTGCAACACTTACTACACCAAGAGCAATTAATGGAGTAGATTTTAATGGTAGTACAGCTATAACAGTAACCGCAGATGCTAATACTCTTTCAAATACAACTCTTAAATCAACAGTTATTTCATCTTCTCTTACTTCAGTTGGAGCTTTAACTTCTGGCTCTTTGTCTACTGGATTTACTGATGTACCAATCGCAGAAGGTGGAACTGGAGCAAGCACATTAGCTGGAGCAAGTATCCCAACTTATACAAGTACAAATACTTTCACAAATAAAAGAATTACCCAAAGGGTTGTAACTACTGCAAATGATGCTACTGCTGAAATTGATATAGATATTACAGATGTTTATGAACTAAGTGCGATTGCTGATGATACAACTTTCACTCTTACAGGAACACCAACTGATGGACAAAAATTAATAGTTAGATATAAAGATGATGGAGGAACTGAAACATTAACTTGGACTGGATTTACTGCACTTGGTATTACACTTCCAACAGATACAACTGCAGGTAAATGGGAATATGTAGGTTGTACTTATAACTCAGCAGCTACCGCTTGGCATTGTATAGCAAATGTTTTAGAGGAGTAGAATATAATCAATAATATAATATATATGAAAAAGAAAATAATCATTTTAGGGATTATATTAGGAGCTTTAATATTAACTTTTCTATTATCTGGTTGTGTTAAAGAAGAAGAAAGTAAAATAACTTTTAGTGATGATATAGATATTGAACTTCAGGAAAATATAGAGGAAGCTATTTTTGGAGCTACTGGAGATGTAACTTATGGAACAACTTATCCTTTTAATGAAGTTGATACTGATGATATTTCAGTCGTAGCATTAGATTCTACTCATATTGTAGTAGCCTATCAAGATACAGGTGGAGATACTTATGGATGTGCAAGAATTGGAGTAATATCAGGAACACCAGCTGATGATATAGCTTTTGGTACAGAAAATTGTTTTAATTCAGCACTTACTGAATGGGTTTCAGTTGCTAAAATTGATTCTACTCACTTTGTCGTTGCCTATAGAGATGGTGGTACTTGGGAAGGAACAGCTATTATTGGAGTAACAGATGGAGATGATACTATTTCTTCTTATGGTGGTGAAAAAGTTTTTAATTCAGGAACTACAAATTCTATTCAAGTTGATATGCTTGATTTAACTCATATTGTTGTTGCCTATCAAGATGCTGGTAATTCTAATTATGGAACAGCTGTTGTCGGAATAACTGATGGAAGTTCAACAATTAGTTCTTTTGGTACAGAAAATACTTTTATTGATGAATTTGCTGGTGATATAGGAATGTCAGTTATTGATAGTACCCATTTTGTCGTTGCCTATAGAGCTACTTCAAGCTATGGATATGCAATAATTGGTGAAACTGATGGTAGTACAGCCATTAGTTCTTATGGGAGTCAACTTGTTTTTAACTCAGCAGATTCTAATTATAATGATGTTGTAGTATTAGATTCAACACACTTTGCAGTAGTTTATATGGATGATGGTGGTTCAGATTATGGTATTGCTAGAGTTGGAGTAACAGATGGCGATACAACTATTAATTCTTATGGTGATGAGAATATTTTTAATTCAGTTCGTTCAACAAATGTAAGAGTTTCATCATATAATAGTAGTCATTTTGTAGTAGTTTATGAAGATGATGGAGGAGATGATTATGGAGGTTCAAAAGTTGGTACTGTTTCTGGAACAACTATTTCAGGATATACAGATGAAGTAATATTTAATTCAGCAATTACAACTGATATTGATATTGATATTATAGATTCAACTCATTTTATTGTGTCTTATAAAGATGATGGAGGAGCTGATTATGGAGAATCAGTTATAGGAACTATAGAAGGAGAACCAGAACCTTCAGACACAGGAGCTTTCTTTCAATTTTTTAACTAAATAAATTAATATATATATGAAAATAAATAAAATACCAATATTAGGAACAATTTTAGTTATGACTTTAATAGCAATATTTGTTTATTCAGATTGGAAACCTTTACCGAATGATTTACTAGAAAAACCAATAAAAGCAGAAGAAGTTATTATTGAACCAGAAGTTATTG